CAGCAACATCTTTAATAGGCAACAAAGACTCTTTCAGTGTGCATTTCATATTTCTAACAGTACCATCTTTTTTAGTGAAAGAAACCAAAGCCACATTAGCAGCTAGAATAGTTAATAATTCAGTTTTTTCAATTTGGATAGTCATAATATAATTCCTAGGTTGTTTAAAGTAAGTGTGTAGTTTACAGCATTATGGATGATTGTCAAGCTTTATTTTACAAATATTCTTCAGATTCTTCAAATTTCATTTTAACTAAATTGTTTTGAATTCTTTTATAATCAGTTTTCAATTTCACGGTGCGGCTTTGAAATTTTGGTTCTGACAATTCTTTAGCAACCCAATTTCTTTTAATTTTTTCTAGGCTTTGTTCTTCCACTTTATTCCTCATCATGAATTAATAGTAAGTTTGTATTGTAATACAGATATTATCAGATGTCAACTATTATTTCACAGTCATCTGATAAGTATTTGTGGTTGTATGTAGTGCCGAATATTATCTCTTTAAACTCTCTATGCAAAAAATGTGATGTGAAAACGTCATATTGCATGTTATGCTTTTCTTTAATGTAATAAAAATTAACACATCTAGTTAGGCGTTCTGTTTCTATTTCGCAGTTTTCAATTGTAGGTAATACGTTAGATTGATATAGTTTTGCCGTAGCTATAATATCATAAGCCTTTTTTATATTAGGACGATTCATTTGATTCACTCTGGATTAAAATAAACATTATATGCTAGTTATATCGTATGTCAAGCTTTAAATTCTCACCATTTTAACTTTATACTCCATGCCGAAATACTTTTTCTCGTTGGGACTAATGCTAACATTGAGATGTCTTATTTTTAAGACAGCTTCACTTTTTTTAAAAAATGATGTGATCAATTCCGGAACAGAGCCACTGACATTGTAATATACGCCATATTTTAGCATGATATAATTTCTTTGTGATTTAGAGAGTGATTATTGTAACACAAAAGTGAGGAAAAGAAAAGGACTATTTCAAATGTTTTTTATGTATTTTACAACTTATGATGCCATTATAATAGTCATTAGATTTTAATACATTATAATGGAACTGCAGGCGTGCTTCTTCGTACGAGAGGTTGCCTTTAGAGATTTCATACGACATGATTTCTCTGTAAAAATTGTCTGAGCCTAATTCTAAAATATCACGCTGCAACTCAACACAAGATCCAAAATAATCACGCCAATCAGATTCAATTGGGATTTTTATTTTTTTCTTCTTTTTTACTCCAGATTTGAGTGCAATGGTTATCGTTTTTGTTTTTGTAAAATATTTAAGTTTTTTTCCTAAATATTTTCTACCAGTATGGATGCATGTAATTTTATACACAAAACCAACACAGTCTGGAAGTTCAGTTACTTCTTCATTTTTATAATACCAAGACATTATAACCTCCATATGAATTAGAATAGATCGCGGGACACCTAGTCCCCACCTATTCTAAATATACCTATGTGATACAGGGATTACTGATTTAGCTATTCATATGTATAGTAATAATTACTTTTTATTCATAATCTTCTTCTTCAAATTCCAAAAGTGGTGTAGCACATACTGGGCAAATAGATATATCATTTATTGTTAGATCCACATTTTTAACTGATATCTGCCCAATAGTTCCACAGCTATCACACGAAAATATTTTTTTAATCATTTTTAAATTCCTTAAATTTTACCATTCATCCATATCCCCCTTATTGGTTTCAAGATATTTGTATTTAGATGGCATTTTTGGTGAATAATCAATTGAAGTTATTTTTTCAATCGCAGCAACTGTTGTTATGTATGTAGAAAAATCCAAAGATGTTTCTTTATTTGGAATCATAAAGGCCAAAACCTTATGTCTTTTAGCATCAATTAATATTTTATACATATGAGACGGCACCGAAACCGTATTTATTACTTTAGGATTTTCACCAAATATAGTCCCAGTTATAATATATACCTGATTATATTTATTAACAAGAGATCTACTATATTGTTCCAATAAATTCCAGGTATGACGATTTAGATCTTGATTTTGCATCGTCATATTAGACATTAAAAATGAATCATGCATAACACTATCTGAATAATTAAAATCTGCGGCAGGTGCTAAATGTCCTCTATCAAACCCAGATCTTAAAAATTCACGAGTGGTATTCCTATGGTCTGATGGGATTTCAGCATCATCATGAAAATCATTCCTCCTGACACTAGACCCATTAATGTGATCTTTAGTCACATTTTCTAACACATAATAGGCAGCCTTTGTTTTATAATTATAATTTACAGCATAACCAGTTCTGCAAAGATATTGATTATTACCATCTGTAATAATAGGAGCACCCCACACATTATGATTAGGGCATTTATCATCAATACCATTGGCAAATACTGAAGATGAAAATAATATTAGTAATAGTGTTTTTTTCATGTAATCGCCTTAGTTGAAATTGTCATATGTTTGTTTTTTAAAGTCATCAGTTTTTTCCTTAATATTATCTTTATTACAGTATATAGATCAACCCCATTAACTAATGTATATTCTTCATTTTACACCCACAATTTTGATAAATCTAAACTAGATAAATCGTTTTTAATTGATCCCACTAGATAACTACTTAGTTCAACTTCTTGTGGAGCTGGGGCAGAATTTGAAGAAGTAAGATGCTTTTCAATCCAAGGTAATGGGTGACTGTTCTTAGGGATATTACTAAATAATCCAATATTTCTCATGCGTTTGTGTAATAAATAATCCACATATTTAGATAATATTTCAGCATTTAAACCCAACATACTTCCATTGGTAAAGAGATATTCCGCCCATTCTTTTTCTTGTTGTCCAGCGGAAAGAAATATCTGTTCAGCTTTATCTTTATTGTCAGCGATAATCTCTATAAATTCGGGATCATCTTGAGGCAGTATTTTAAGTATATGTTGAACTAAAGATAAATGAACATTTTCATCACGAGCGATAAGCTTAACAATTTTAGCACTACCTTCTACTAATCCACGTTCTAAAAAAGAAAACGTACAAGCAAATGAAACATAAAATCTAATTGCTTCTAATGCATTTGCTGCTACTAATCCAAGATATAAATCCTCTTTACTTGGGTTTGATATAAGATTATCATACGATTTGGTAATATCATTAGCACAATCGGCAATTTGAATGATATTAGGCATATCATCAATTACAACTTTCGGATCAGGATAAATAGCTCTGATGATTTGAGTATAACTTTGAGAATGAATAGTTTCAAAGAAAGCCCACGTTGTTAAACAATTCTCCAATGATGGATCAGTACAATGTGGCAAAAATGCTAGTGTTGGTGCTCTACCTTGAATGGAATCAAGAAGTATTTGCCGTTTTAGATTAGCTGTGAATATGAATTGCTCCATATCTGTCATACCTGAAAATGATCGTTTTTCTTGACCTAAATCCACCTCTTGCGGATTCCAATAAAAAGATTTCATTTTTTCATTAATTTTATCTAATACCGGGTATCTCACCACATCATAACGTGATATCCCGTGACCAGATTCCCCAAAGAATAATTTATCTGGGTGTACATTCATATTTAAAATTGACATTATATATCCTTAAAGTTTACAAGCACCACCAGCACATCCATCATCTATTTCATCACTTGAACCATCATTCACTTGACAATAATATAAGGTTTTTAATCCCAATTTATAAGCCAAAAATAAATCTTCTACCAATCTCGACATAGTTATTTCTCCTTTAGATGGATCATAACTAGTATTAGCAGAAATGCTTTGATCGACATATTTCTGAAACACTGCTACAGTTTTAAGATAATCTTTACTATCTACTTCCCACAATGTTTGATAGGCATGATTTAATTTATTATATTCAGGAACTACTTGTGGTAGGACTCCATCTTTAGATCCTTTAATAGTCAACAAAGAGCGGGGTGGTTCTATACCATTAGTTTCATTAGAAAGTGATGCACTTGTTTCTGCAGGAAATAATGCCATCAAAACTGCATTTCTAATACCATATTTTTTCAAATCTAACCTAAGAGTGTCCCAATCCATCAATTCAGAATTTACATCAATTTTAGACAAATCTCTTGGTATAATGCCATCAGAATACATCGTTGAAATTTGTAATGGACCAAACTCTTTAGCTAAATCGTTAGATGCTTGAGTGAGATAATAAGCCTGCTTTTCCATTAAGGTTTCTGTTAATTCTAATGATATATCAGACCCCCAAACATTTCTAGATTTAGCCAACCAATGTGCATATCCAATGATACCTACACCCAAAGGTCTATATAACATAGTTGCTCTTTCTGCTGCATCAACTGGATAATCCTGATAATCTAACACAGAATCTAATGCACGGATAGTCATTTGACAGCAATCTTTTAAAATAAGTTCTTCTTTTTCTGTTAAACTATTTGAAAATTTACCCCAATTAATAGCAGCAAGAGTACATAATGGTAACAATGATTCTTCACCACCTAATGGTTTAGATGAAATCAAAATTTCTTGACATAAATTACTGAAATATATAGGGCTTTTTAAAGGTGAACTTTTATTCACGTTATCTGCGTTGAAGATATAGATACGACCAGTTTCATATCGTTCTGTCATTATTTTAGTAAAGAATTCCATTGCAGAAATAGTTTTCTTTGTTACTTTATTGGAAGATTCGTATTTTACATACAATTCTTCAAACACAGAAAGATCTTTACTATAAAATGCTTCATATAGATCTGGAACTTCATCTGGACTAAAAAGGGTAATATTTTTACCATCAATCAATCTTTGATAAAGAGTCTCATTTAGAGCGATAGAATAATCCATAGTTCTAACTCTAGTTTCCTCAGTACCTTTGTTGTTCTTAAGTTCAATCAATCTATCAAATTCTAAATGCCAACCCGGAAATGATGATGTACAACTCGCCCCACGTAAGGAACCTTGAGAAACGGATTTTAATGCAGCATTGAATAATTTTGTAAAGGGTATTACTCCGGTAGTAATAGCATCACCATTTCTAACAGGTTGTCCAAGAGATCTTAATCTCCCAATATTTAAACCAATGCCAGCCTTTCTTGATGCATAATCTACGATGGCTTTAGATGTAGAATTGATAGAGTTTAATGAATCACCACAATCAATAATAGTACAAGACGAAAATTGTTTAACATTAGTTCTTAATCCAGCCATGATAGGTGTAGGCAAAGAAATATAATGTCGACTCACTAAATCATAAAACTTTTTAATCCATTCCATCCTAGTTTCTTTTGGATAATGTGCAAATAGAATCACTGGAACCATGATATATGGAAATTGAAATGACTCATATAACTGTTTAGTTTTACGATTCTGCACTAGGTATTTCTTACGCATTTGTTCAGAACCACAATATTTGAATAAATCATCTCTATCATGATCTATCATGTCGTTTATTTGATCAAATTCTTTTGTAGTATAATGATTAATAATATCTTCATTATATACTCCAGCAGAAATGTTTCTTTTTAGAACAACCGACAAATGAGGTGGATTGTTATCATTGAATGCTTCTTTTCTCACAGCTAACCATACCAATCTTGCTGCTACTTGATCATAGTTTGGAGTTTCTTCTGTTATTAGATCCGCAGATGCTTTAATAAGCATTTCATGAATATCTTTAGTTTTAATTTTACTATGGAAATGTGGATTAGCTTGCATTTCAATTTGTGATACAGATACCCCCTTTATTGGGGGGAAAACACCATCACCATTACATGCCCAATCTACTACTGCATGTATTTTATCCAGAGTCATTTCTTCTAAACTCCCACTACGCTTTGTTACTACCATAGTAATTCCTTATAAATATTAATTTTATAATGTCAAAAAAAGTGAAATTGATATGAATATTATTGCTACAAAAAAACATGGGAACAATACTCCACTTATCATATAGCTGCATTTTAGTATGCAATATATTGGGGATATTAGTATTTGTCATATTTTCTCTCATTGGGTTTTTTCTCATTTCTGTTTTTATTTGTTTCATTATATTCTTTTGTACCACATTATGTATTATTAATGGTGGAGCATTTAAGTGACAGAATGCTCCACCAGAATAATTATTTAAAGATCATTATCAGCACGATTTTCTGAAAAATAAGGATTAAATTTTCCACCAGGATAACGTGATTCTAGTTTACGAACATTCTCTGCAAATACTTCATTTAGATTAATCCCCAATGCTCTAGTAGCATTAGTTAAATACCATGCAATATCAGAAAGTTCTCTCAGCATATGGTGATGGATTTCATCTGAAAATGGTTTACCCTGGAAGATCATTTTCTTGACGATTTCTGTAAATTCTCCAGATTCTGCTGATAATCCCACTGCAGCAGTTAATAACAAAGACACATTACAGCCATCACCCTCCAACTTTCTAATGCGATCAATCATTAATTCAGTTGAGTTTGATTCGTCTGAAGTAACAGCTTCTACAAATTTGGAATATTCTTTTAAATCAATTTTTTGCATCATTATATATCTCCAAGAGTTAAGTATTCATTATATCTTATATATCTAAATTAGTCAATATACTCCCAAGCTTACATCCAAGTCGTCAATTTAAGACATGTCACCATCACAGTTTGACCAAAAAAAGTAAGGATTTTCTTTAGTTAAAAAAGATTCTATTGAATGAATAGTTCTATCTGTTAGATCAACCTCAAACACTGTATTAGGTTCTAAACTTTCAGAATTGGCAAATTTAGTTGAAGATATATCCATTTTGTTGTTGATGAATAAAGGGCATATTTCATTGCGAAAAAGGTATAGTTTATTTTTTCTATACAGCACACAAGCAAACGATCCATCTATTACAGAGAGAACAGACCAACCTTCTGTAATTATCCTTTGAAGCAACCATTCGGTATCCCAAACATTTTTATCAAGGTTGTTTTGTTTAATAATACCATTGTGCCATAACAAAACATCTTCTATCTCCGATGGATGAATGTTATTTGTGTTTGTAGTAGGTGCTTGTGCATGACCAATATAGAACATACCATCTATATGGTTATCTAGGTATTCCTTTTCAAACTTTCCCGAATACTTGTTTAGTTGTTGTAATTCACTATTCGTATTGAAAGAACTTATAGAGGTACTAATTTCACCTCTATAAGAATTCAATTCAAATAGTGCTATAGTAGTTTCTTTACTAAACGAACCAACGATAGCACACATAGTTATTCTTTGATAAGATTAAACCAAGGGATAGCCAATGAATAGGGAATAGGATCTATCTCTTTAACATCAGCAAAGTTTTTAATCCTTTCTGCACAAGACGGACATTTTCCACAAGATCTACCTTTGTCGTCAGGATTATAACAAGTTAAAGTAAGTGACATTAAATGTAATTCTCCGTCCAATTCTCGTAGAACTTCCAATTCCTGTTTTTTACTTAACAAGTTAAATGGAGCAACTAACTTGATTTTAACTTTACGATTTTCAGAAAAAATAGAATTCATCTTTTCTACGAACCTTGCTGTAGTATCCCAATAACCATATTCATCATGAACTTGTAATCCTGTTACAATAGTATCAACACCTTGTACCTCAGCATATGCCGCTGCAATAGACATCAATATCATATTACGATTAGGAACATAGGTAATAGGAGTTGCATCACCAATAACATCTTGGATAGTAGGCATATCAATACTCTTATCTACATTTGCAGAGAAGCCTTGAGAGATATCACCTAGAAAGGAAGCATCTACTATCTTATGGTTCACATGAAGTCTTTTTGTACTCTCTTTAGCCTTTTCAATTTCAAACACTTGTTTTTGACCGTAGTCAAAAGTGATAGCAGAAACATTCTTAAACCCATACTTTTCAACAGCCAATCTCATTGCAATAGTAGAGTCCATACCACCAGATAAAACTACAACACAACCTTTAGTTTCTGGTAATAATTCTAAAATTTCATTTATATTCATATTATATCCTAGTTAAACTTCAAAAAAAACTATCTAAGTTAAAAATCATACTATGGTCACTTTCAATTCGTTCAATTCTATTAGATTTTAGATAATTAATAACTTTACTTCTATGACTATTATACCACAAATCTCCAGAATTACAATGTTTTTCTAAATATTTTATTATTTGACATCCACTTATTTTTGAGGATTCATACTTATAATCAACATCATCAATACACTTATCAATAACACTAATGAAATTTTGAACAGAATATAAACTAGCACAAAGTCTTACAGCTTGACAACAGTCTATATTATTTTGATCTTTAGTAGGGGATAGGTATAAACTTTTTGATGTAGACAAATCTTCAGTCACAATATGATTCCATTCATCCCTAGTAACATTCAAATGTTTTTTGATATGTTCTTCAAATCTATCATACACTTTTCCAAAAATCTCTTTAGATTTTGTACTACGTGATTTCGTACCAAAGTTAAACACTTTCAAATTTTCTTCTATTACTCCACCCATTATAAATCTACTAGAATGACTTGTTGAATCATAACTGATAGTGTAATCGGAAAACATTCCGTTTCGTTTTAACATGATGATTGGTAGAAGTCTGCTCACAGACCCATAACCTAAGAAATGTAAATGTTTTCCCATTTCAGGAGGAATGTCTAAACAATCAAAAGCATAACATGAATCTAAAACCTCTAAAATACCAATACCAATAGCACTACCGGCAATAGCAAATCCCCCAACCTCTTTATAATTTTCGGGTGAAATTTGACTCTTAATAGCCTCAAAGTAATCAATGAAATCTTGTTTTGAGTTACCTTGAATTACTATTAAT